CTTCAGGTGCGATAGCTTACTTCTGGCGTATGGGGCGTAATAGTATAAATGATGCACTTAAATTATCGGGTATAACAGGTCTAGCCGACCCTAGACTAAAGGGAACAAGGTTTAAGCAGAAGGCAATATTGGCAACGTCTGAGATGGTAGCAACAGCCACTCAGATATTTGACATAAGCCCAAAAGCGTTAATATCTGGCGGTAGAAATATGAAGGAAACCTTCCTTAACTTAGGCAACAGTGCCTACTTCTATAAGGACGGTAATAAGTTTATTGAGCAAGAGGGGCAAGTAGGAAACGCGCCTATGAAAGCTCAAGCAGCAGCAAAAGCTAAACGCGAAGAACTCAGATTACGGGCTATACAAGCAGAAGGTATGATTGAACGAGCCTTACTTAATACTGGGGCAAGTAAACCTTTTGAGTATGTTACAAAACTGTATCTATTGGGAAGAACAGTGCTTGGAACCCTAGATGAGCCTTTTCTTATGGCTATGAACGACAGAGGAAATAGGGCTGAGGCTATCCGTCAATCAATCTTAACCAACGCCGCAGACCCCGAAAAGTTCATTCAGGACTACATGGCAAATGTTTCTAAGTTTGAAGGAGGGGCAACTCGGTTCAACTACTTCGATGAACAATATAAGGATGTTGCTAACCAAACCCGAAGGGATTTATTTCGCAAAGCAGACTTAGATCGTAAAGACATTCGCAGAAATCCATCAGAGATTGTAGCAGACGGCATAAACAGGCTTTTTGCTGGAAGTGTTGTAGGTAAGCTATTGGGTGGTTTATTTAGCCCCTTCGTTTCAACTCCCGTTATTGGACTAGGGCAAAATGTAGGCAACCAGATGTCTTCATTTGGTGTGCAACCTACCGTCCGCTTAACTCAGGGAATTTCTGATCGATTACATAGGTTAATCTTTCCACACAGACAATCCTCTGCCGTATTTGGTAAGTATAATAAGGCACTTCAATCGGCTAGACTGGAGGCTAAAAAGCTTCAAGAAGAGATTGATGGCAAAACAGCTAAAGGGGAAGATGTTAAATCGGAAGAAGTAGCATTAGGAATTAAGAATGAAGAGATTGAGAGACTAACAAGGTATAAAGAAGATGCGGCGCGAGATGATTTAGCTAGATCTATGATAGCCTTTAGCATAGGGTTGTTTGCTTATTATGCCACCAAAGAAGGATTAATGCTAGGCTCTGGTGCTGGTCTAGAGGACGAGCAGAGACGCGAGAGTAACTTCCAGAAACGTAAGAACCGTATTTTTCTTGATGACACAAAATCGGTAGGCTTTAGCTATATGCTCTTTGAGCAGTTTCGTGGCACTATGTCTATTTGGTCAGATATAGCTTCTTACGAAATGCTTGCAGACAATGGAGCACTAACTGACGACCAGAAAGGCGTTGAAGGGTTTATCAACTTCCTTACCAATAGCATTGAGGCTACGGCAACTGATGCTCCTTTTACCACAGGTCTAAGACAATTTAGTGATCTTGCCATTGGAGACACAGAAGAAAAGATGCAAACTGCTGTGTCTATTGGATCGAGTTCTTTGGGTGTGCCTTCAGGTGTTAGGTCTGCCAATAGATTTGGAGATGATGTTTACTATGATTATAGCCGAGGTCTAACAATGGAGAACCTGTTCGGTAGAATAGGTGATGCTGCATTGGGACTCCCGACACAAAATGTAAGAACAGACCAACTAGGAAGACCTGTATCTCCAAACCAAAAGAGTCCTTGGAATTATGCGTTTCGATATGCTCCTGAGAGATTAAAACCAGAGAACGCCCTAGAGCGGGATGCTATGATTGAAGACCTACTCTTGAATGATGCTACTAGCTTCGGTCTTATTAGCAAGAAGCCCACAAGCCTTCATATAAACAAGGTAACGGTTCCCATGAAAAAGTTTGTAAACCAAGATGGAGACGACTTAACGTCGCTATATGAGCGCACTCTTAACGAGGACGATGCGATGATTGATGAAATCTGGGAAGAAATGCAGACGAGTTCTTGGGAGACTGCTTACGATAACTACAAAGTAGACAGCAAAGACGGAAAGCCTTTCAACAAAGGAATAGAACGCATCAATAAAATCATCAAGAAGCACAGAAACAAGACTAAGAAGAAGCTTTCTGATGAGACTGGCCCATTACAATACTACTACTATAAAGGTCAAAACGTCTTTGAATATATACAAGCCCAAAAGATGCTCCCACAAGCTACGGGAGATTCCAAAGGCATCCTTCACTAATAAACCCTCTCAATCCATTAACCAACAACTAAAATGTTACCTGAAAACCCTTACGTGACCCCGTTCATAGCCACCAGTGGAATCCTCGGAACCCTTACCCTTGACCATATTAACACTACCGTAGCTATAGGCGTAGGTGTCTTAACGATGTTCTATTTAGGTATTAAAATCTACAAGGAATTTACAAAATAATTATGAGTGATAGCAGTGAAAAACTATATGGTCTCCAAGACCTACTGATTGATGAGTTCATTAATCGCATCCAGAGTGGCGAGGCGTCTCCTAGTGACCTTAATGCCGCCCGTCAGCTCCTTAAGGACAACCAAATTAGCGCAACAGTAACCAGTAACAACCCAATGGCTAACCTTGTCAGTATGCTTCCGTTTGATGACGAAGGTGTTGACCGCGTAGCTTCCCGATAATGGCTAGAGATTACAAAAAGGAATACGAGAACTACCACAAGCGCCCTGAGCAACGTCGCAGGAATGACTCTAGGAAAGCCGCAAGGCGTCTAATGGTCAAGAAACACGGCGCTTCTAAGCTTGCTGGTAAAGACATCGATCACAAAGATCGTAACCCAAAGAATAACTCTACGAGTAACCTAAGGATTCAGTCAAAGAAGACTAATCGAGGTAACAATAAGTAACCTATGGAAGTACCTCCACAACTAAAGGACTTTAAGAACTTCCTGTATCTCGCATGGAAGCAACTGAACTTGCCTGATCCTACAGCCCTACAGTATGACATAGCTCAGTATATGCAGCATGGGGACAAGCGTGCGATCATTCAGGCGTTCCGTGGCGCAGGGAAGAGCTGGATCTGTTCGGCATACGTCGTTCACCAGCTCCTCATGGATCAGTCGTTGAACATCCTTGTTGTGTCGGCTTCTAAGACACGCTCGGATGACTTCTCGGTGTTTTGTATGCGTCTCATTAACGAGATGCCTATCTTGCAACACTTGCGACCCAAGGACTCTCAGCGTCAATCGAAGATCTCCTTTGATGTTGGAGGGGCTCCCGCTTCACACGCTCCTTCGGTTAAGTCACTGGGTATCACTTCACAGCTCACTGGTAGCCGTGCTGATATTATCATTGCGGATGACATCGAGGTTCCTAATAATGCAGCGACGATGGTTATGCGTGAAAAGCTTAGCGAACAGGTAAAAGAATTTGATAGTATTTTAAAACCTGATGATACGTCTAAAGTTATCTTTTTGGGAACACCTCAGACCTTCGATAGTATTTATACGAAACTCCAAGAGCGAGGTTACAATAGCCGTATTTGGCCAGCAACGCATATTACGCAGTCTCATAATGAAAAGATATATGATGGTAACGTAGCTAACATATGTGTTGATCCAGAGATGGAGGGTAGATCTACGGAACCTCTACGGTTCTCTGACGTAGACTTAGCAGAACGAAAGATCTCTTATGGATCTGCGGGTTTCACAATGCAGTTTCTTTTGGACTCCAAACTATCTGACGTCGAGAAGTTCCCTCTGAAGATTTCCGACCTGATCGTAACAAGTATAGACAACGAGGTGGCTCCCGAACGGTATGTGTGGGCTCGTGATCCTCAGCTTGAGTGGGACTCTAGTGTTCCCAATGTAGCCTTTGCTGGTGAGCGGTATTACCGACCTTTTAAGACACTAGGAGATATGGTTCCGTACACTGGTAGTGTCCTTGCAATTGACCCTGCTGGTCGTGGTAAAGATGAGACTGGTTATGCGGTTTGTAAGATGCTTAACGGTACACTCTATGTGCCTGCCGCTGGTGGTCTGTCTGGAGGATACTCCGAGGATACCCTAGTAGAGCTTGCGGAACTCGCTAAGGAACACAAAGTCAATTACATCGTGACCGAAACCAACTTTGGTGACGGTATGTTCAACGAGCTGATCAAGCCTGTGCTGACCCGTATATATCCTGTGAGTATTGAGGAGGTGCGCCACAGTACGCAGAAGGAGAAGCGTATCATTGATACCCTAGAGCCTGTAATGGCTGGTCATAGGCTTGTGGTTGATCCTGATGTTATTAAAGATGACTTCCAGACTATCCAGAAGTATCCCCATGAGAGTCAATTGAAGTACAGCCTCTTTTACCAAATGTCGAGGCTCACACGCGATAGAGGTGCTATTACGCACGACGATAGACTCGACGCTCTTAGTATCGCTGTGGCTTACTGGACGGAACAAATGGCTCAGGATGCAGAGGTTAAGATGACTGAGCGGAAGGTAGAATTACTTGATGCGGAATTACAGAAGTTTCAGGATTCCTATTTTAAGAACAAAGGTGGAGCCTCAGCACTCACTTGGTAATTCCGCAAGAGCCTTTTCGTATTCCTCGAAGATCTTATTAGACTTGCTCATATTCTCTCCCGCTTCCATTATCTGGACGTTCCAAGGGGCGTGGAGACCGCATAGGGATTTGTTGATGAGTGGCTGAATGTGATCTACAGCGAAGGCATACCTCTTAGTTCCATTAGCTCCTCTGCCATACATTCCAGCTCCTAAAGCAGCTTCGTTGAGTGTAAAACAATCCAAGTAGATGTCTACGAGTTCGTCAAATTGTTCTTCAGTTAGTTTGAACTTGTAGTTTATGGAAAGTCTTCTCGCTGCATTGCGGGCGGCTCGTGTCGCACGTCCTTGGGGTGAGGTTTCATACCTTTTACGTTGTTCCCTTCCCCTTGGGCTCTTCAGATAGTGCACTCGCGCCTCATTATATGCGTTTAATTTTTCTTCAGACACCCACTCCTGCGCCTCATGCGTCATTTTATGGTAAAATAAACCAACGTAATAGGGATGCTGCACACCTCTGGTTAATTCCACAAGTTTCCTCGGAATCTGAACGTCTCTTTGTTTTATAATAAGTTTTCGTGTTTTACCCACATAACGCATAGGTATTCCGTTATTCGTGACAGCCTTATTGTAATGAGTCCTCTTTTTAAGCTGTTCTTGCGTAAATAGAGGCTTAGGTCTTGTTGAAGGCTTGTAATGTTTCTTGTGATATTCCTTAGATCGCTCTCGATTCTTCTTTCTGTATAAAGGGCTTTTTCTGTATTTTTTACGATATTCAACCCGCGACAAGAAGGCATTTAAGGTTATCCACTCTTGTTTGCCATTCTTCGATAGTACCAAGTAATGCCACCCGCTGTATGTAGGGTGTTCATCACCCGACTTAAATGAACCAACCACCTGAAGGGCTTCGTGGTTTACACGTCCTAACGAAGGCCCAGAATCGTGTAATGGGGGTTCGCTATCAAGTTTATTTAAATTGTAATTGCGAGCTTTCCTTTGTTTATCCCTAATTTCTGTAGGTGTGGGACTTCCCAAGTGCTTAAAATCGTCGTCGGTTTTCCATTGTTGAGATCCATCCTTCGCCGACCTAGAAAAATAGAACAAATCTTCATATACTAAATGAGCATCATACTTTTTAAAATCACCAGCCACTTGGAGGAGTTTCTGGTTTAAAAACTTACCCCTACGAGGTGCATCAGAGAGAGGTTTCTTAGGTGTGGTTTGTGTGGTCATATCTCCTATCCTGTTACCAGAGAGGGAGTTGTCAACTAGGAACAATCCCTATTTAGGGAACAAATAATAGAGGGCTCGTAGTGGTTTCCTAAGTCATTGATAATCAACATACTTCTAACCATCGACAGTATAGGTAGAAGGGAGGTGTTCTTAAATAAAGAACAATTAGAGAACATTATCCTTGACAGGTAGGGAACAATCTCTTTAAAATTAAATCTATAAGATGCCTACTATTAGTGTTCCTTTGAAAAAGAGTGTTAATTAGATTACTGGTAATAAGTCCCTCCTTAAAGTTTCCCTTATGTTGGAATAAGAGTGTTCCTTTAAAAGTATATTCATTAGTGTTTGACAGGTAGTAACTACCAACCAGTATATCTAAATATGGGAAAAGGACATCAACCAAGAAAAGGACACAACCCAGCCAAGCAGCGTAAGAACTACGATAAGATTGACTGGTCAAAGAAGCCATCAGTCCAGAAGATGGATAAGCCACAAAAGTCAAAATAATGCTAATAGAAGCCCTAGAGATCAGTCTTTTACTTATATCTGTATTTGCTAGTATTTATATGTTTGTTGCTGTATTTATGTAATGTCAATTGAATCCAAATGACACCCTTTGAGTCCATTCAAGCCCGCCTAGGGGAGCATTGTAGGAACTTTGTTATTATCATCCAACCCGATGACGCAAAGCATACCTTCGAGTTGGTCTATAGCGACCCGTTTGCTACCATGGGGCTTCTCAATGAGGCTTGTAAGCGTCACGCTGGTGTTATGGATCTTTACCAGAACCCCGAAGATGCCTTTGAATGGACTGAACTAGAAGATGACGATGATGAGGAAGAGGATGTGTTCTAACTTTTGTGTTGTAGCTTAGTTGCTACGTTTTGTGTGTAACGTGTGTGTGTGGAGGCCATCGTCTGGGAATGCTCGGAGGTGGCCTCCCTTTGTATGCCCCTCGTCCTCCTCTCCAGTCCCTATAGCGATTGTGAAGGGGCTTGGGGTTTCTTAGAAGGGTAACACCCTTGTGGAGAGCTCAAAGGCTTTCTAGGGCGTCTCAGAGGGGTCTATTGGTGTTCTCTGGGTTTGGTCGTATGATTTAATGGTAAAATTGCTCCCCTATTTGGAGTACATGCAGGTTCAACCCCTGCTGCGACCCCCTGAGTGTCCCCCTGTTGTTTTGATAAAAAAATCTGAAACCTCATACGTTATATCGTCGATTTTGAGCTGACCCCCATGACCCCTGATATTGTGCAATTTGTCTGCATTTTGTCAACGCAAGGGGGGTATCCCTTTATTTTCCTAGCACCATAACGGATATATAATGACCTTTGCGTGGATAATGAGTGTGTTTCGAGTGTGTTGCATGTGTTTCACTGAGCGTTCGTCTGTCTTTTTCAAACG